GGATAATCCAAGTGCATTAGCTAATTTAGGGTATACTGCATCAAAAAATTTATGTCCATCACTAAATTTAAAACTAATAGATGCAAGTTTTGAGAACAGACGTTCAGCTGTACTCATAGTTTCTTCAGGAATCCAGCTTGTTGTTAAACAAAGTTGTTTAATAGCCAGATCCTGGTTAATGTAACGGCCAAATTCATTTAAATCTGAGCCTAGAAATTCAACTGTTTTAAAATCTGGAGTGTATACATGAGTTTTCTCCATGTTTATAATTAAACCGAAGTGTTGTTTCAGCAATGCTGAGAACTCAGCTACATCTATTTCAGACGGCAGACCAATTAAATTGTCGTCACCGAGAGCGTTTAAATAACATGTCTCAGGATCAATGCCCATCTTAAGTAATGTGAAATTAATAGAAAATAAATTCACAAATGTATCCAGAAAATTAGTCCAAACGGATCCAGACAATACTGATCCATTCTTATTAAATACTGTAATGTTACCCTTATCATTACAGACAACCTTTGCGTACATGCTGTAAACAGCAACAGCAGTAAATAGTTCATTATAAGACTTGTTTCTAATATTTAGATGTTCTTTAATGAATTTGAAAAACAGCGCAATTAAATCAGCTGTCACAGTCATATCAAATTGAGAGAAATCCAAACTTATTATCTGTTTGTAATTTCTAAGACGCTCAATTCTTGGACGTAGATCTGTGAATACGTTACCAAAGCAATAGGCTGAATCCTTGTTCTGCTCAAAATAAGCAAAAAATGGTTGAGCGAACATCGCTTCGAAAACCTGAACAAGGTAAGGTACAACCCAAATTATTCTAAATTTTAGACCAGAAGGTCTGATTTGAGTACGCCAAGACATAGTAGTAACATACTGAAGCCAAGATGTATCTGAATTAGCAATACACATTTTTGACAGTGCCAATACGTGTTGCAAGATATCACCTTTTGGAGTATGATATTCAGGATGACCTGAAGATGTATTCTTAGGCAATGATTCAATCGCTTCGTCGGGTGAGCAAACTTCGAAGCGTTGTCCTTGTAATTTAAAATTTTTGATTGTACAATTATAGGCCTTCAGGACAAGTGAAGGATAGTGAGTAAACGAATCAGAAACTTCTTTTCTTTTGAAAAGGTCAGTTGATTGCTGTCTAAATTTAGCAGCTAATTCTCCAACCTTTAATCGTTCAGGAAATTGTTCTTCTGATACGCCGAAGATATTTAAATATATCGATTCAAACGTAACGGTTGGCAAACGGTAAGCAGATGAATATGTTTTCACTACTGTGGACTGAAAGTTTCGGGGATGTAGTAAACCCGAAACTCTAGAGTAGATTTCTTCAAACATAGCTCTGAAA